TGACCCGCCCCAAAGTATGTGTGGAAATCAAAAACAAAAGCCTTGTCTGTGGCGGCTTACACCGCAATACCGCCTTCGCCAAGCGACCAGAACGGCGCGTAGAAGCCAGCGTTGCACACCAGCGTCTCGATGTACTCCGCTTGGTCAGCGGTCGGGTCGGTATTGGTGTTGGCCGAACCTTCGCCCGTGCGCATATCCTCGCTCTGCCACTCCTCAGTGGTCGGGTTGTAGGTGATGCCAGCGTAGTGGTAGTTGCCACTGTTGTCCTTCACGATGAAGTGACCGCAGCACACGCCGTTGAGGTCTTCCAGCGCGTTGCGAACGACAAGCGACATACCCGGCTCCACAAAGGAGATGGTTTGCACGACGTTCACCGCCGCTTTGTTGCGCGTCTTGGCCTGATTGAAAAACGCGGTGTTTTTCTCAAATTCGATGCGCTTCCACTTGTTCGCAGGGGTTGCCGTAACGATGGTGATTGCCGTAATCTGCCGGTCTACGTCGAAGGTCAGGGCAGATACCTGTGCGCATTGGATTGCCCACAGTACCGCGATGCCAGCACGGGCGGGCGGGCAGGCGGTTACAAGTATGGATGTGATAACGCTCATGGTATTAGAGTGTTAGATTGTGAGTGGATGGGTTTCGTTCCGGGCTATGCCTTATGCGTAGGTGTCAGAACTGTTGTAGCCAGCCACCATCAGCACGGGCTGAGCGATGCCGAAGCCGATGCCCATGCTGGCGTACATCCACTTTTTGCCCTTGTCTTTCAACAGCGGGCTTTGCTGGATTGCAAGCGAACTTTCTGGACGGCCCTCGATGCTGTTGCCATGTACGATTCCGCACAGGTTTTGCACTGCCGTGAAGATTGCCCGCTGCTTTTTCGAGTAGCCGGTGGTGGTGGAGATGTTGCCCGTCTCGAAGTCGAACATATCCCAATCAGGCACAAGAATAACCGGGTACCCATCGAAGGTCGTGGCGTTCGGCACTTGCAGGCCATCTACAATCAAGCGATTGGCTTGCTCCGTGCCGAGCGAGCGGTAATACTTCACCAGCGCGTCAAACAAGCCCTTTTGGAGCAAGTAGACAGGCATTTCGCCTTGGCTGTTGATGTTCCAGTATTGCAGAATGGGGTGTGCCGAAAGGCGCATTTGCAGCAGGTAGTCCAAGATGTTGGCCGGGTCGGTGGCGTTGCCATCGTTCGTGCCGTCGTTCGTGTCCACATACCGCACCTTGCCGAACTCGCTGCCCAGCGAAACGCGGGCTTTGATTTCGCTCCACCATCCGTTTTGGTGTTCGAGCATGGCCGTCAGTTTGGCCTTTTCTTTCAACGGCAAAGCCGAGAGGTTGTAAGCCCCTGCGGTTGCCTGTGCGCCGAAGTCGGTTTGGCCGAACCATGCGGCTTTGTAAATGCTGTCCACCATAGCCTTGCGCGTCTGCATGGCCATAGCCATCTCAATCGCGTTGACCGTTGCGCCCAATCGGGTCACTTCGTCGGCAGAGTCTTTCAGGTTGCGAGCGCAGCCCCGGTCGAACTCGTCTGGGCATTGTTCGCCCATCAGTTCATACTCGACCGAGTTGATTTCGTAGGGGCGAAGCGAGAAGTTGACGGTCGGGTTCCAGTCGTCACAGCCCGTTTTAGGCTGCAACACGTTGGAGGGGCGCGAAAGGTGCGTCATGCGCAACTTCGTGATGCCGACCTCGAACTTGTACACCGACAGGTTACGCTGATAGATGTTGTCGTAGTTGAAAGCGGGTTCCAATACGAGCGCGTTCACGTCGTGGGTGTCCAAGTCAAGCAGGATAATAGGCTCCATGCTGTTGTAATTTTTGAATGAGTGGTGATGGTTGATTTGCTTTGTTCTTGACCACACCCACGTCAATTCTTTCAGGCTTTCGCCGGTGCCGGTTCGCCAGTGATTTTTTGGTAATCAGCCGCACTGATCTTGTTCGAGTGGTAGGCGTTGACAGCGATTTGTTTTTGCGCAGCGTCCTTGGCCGAAGGCTCTGCCTTTGTGCCAGTCGTTGCGCTGGATTTGCCGTTCGAGGCGGATTGACCGGCACCACTGCGCGACATATTGGCGACTTTCGCCGTCAGGTCGTTGATGGTTTCCTGAATCGCTGCCAGCGTGTCGCCTTCGTCAGTGGAGCCTTCGCCTTCGCTTTTCGGCGCAAGTGCTGCCGAGAGTTGTTGGCGTTCGTCATCGTTGGCCGCTTCGATTGCGGCCAACAGGTCGGCCATTTTCACAGGCTCCGTGATGTTTCGAGCAGACATGGCAGACTGAACCGAAGCGTTCACGGTTGCGGTGATAGTTTCGTCTCGAAAGCCTTGCACGAGGTCAGGGTTTTCAGACAAGGTTTGAGCCAAAGCCGCTTCGTCGGCTTTTGAGTCAATAGCCCCGGTGCCTTTCAGCGCAGAGACCACTTTTTGAAAAAGAGTAGTTGCAGACATGGTAGTGCTGTCTTGGTTGCGTGTGTTGGAAATGATGTACTTGGAAATATCGGCAGCGGTTGCCGGGCGCAAGCCCTTCGCAAGCCCTGCGCAGGCAGCGACACGGTACATCTTCGCCGCGTCGTATGGATCATCTTCGTCGTAGTCCCAGTATAGGTGCTGCTGGTTGGGAGCGACGGCGTTGGCATTCTTTTCAGGCAGCAGGAAGTCTACCTCAATAGCGTCGGCAACTTCATCCACGAAGCCCAGTGCAAGTGCTTCGTCTGCCTCGAACCAAGTCTCCGCGTTCACCAGTTCATTCAGGCTTTCAGCTGAAAGTCCTGTCTTACGAGCATACACGCCCACAATGATGTTTTGGTACTTGCGCAGTTGTTCGGCCCCGGAAATCAGATCGTCCTCGTCCCCTTCAAACATGAGCACAGATGGTTTGTGAATCATGTATAGACACTGACGCGACATTACCACGCGGTCGCCAGCGCAAGCGATAACCGTTGCCGCTGAGCAACACCAACCAACAAGATAACAGGTGACTGAGGCCGGGTGGCCTTTGAGCATATCGTGAATTACGAAAGCCTGTTGAGCGTCTCCACCCTCCGACGAGATGAAAACATTGATCTGGGCGATGTCTTTGTCTCGCAAAGCCCAGTACACGCTGTCCTTGTTTACGCCCCACCATTCGGAAATCCTGCCCCACACCATGATGTTCACGGTCGAGCCACTGATTTCCATATCAGGGCCGAACTGCGTTACTTGTAGGCCGTTGGCAGCAAGTGCTTGGACTGAGTTTTTACCGAACGAAACTTTCATTGCGGCAAAGGTCAATCGAACACCGTGCCGCGCCGTTCCGTTTGTCTCATTCAAAAGACAGTTGTTGTGGCGAGTGCTCAGCGGGGGGGGGGGGATAAAAAAGCCCGGCTCGTTACGCAACGAGACCGGGCTAACCCCAAAAAACCAAATGAAAACACGAATGAAAAAGCGGCGACCGTGAAACCACAATCCATAACCGCTGATGAAGCAAATGTATGGGAGTTTCCGAAAATAGTGGTGTAAAATATTTCGGATAACTGTCGCCTACCGTCAACCGCTAAACGCGGCTGCGTCAGGCTTGGAGTTAGCCGCGATTGAAAGCCAAATAATCGCACCTTGCAACAGCAAGTGAAAGGTCGCTATATGCGCTATCGCAAGCGCTATGTGTTATACCCGGAATCCACACATGAAAAGACGGGTTTGACTTTGAACCCTCATTGCTAACCCAGTACCCGCGCCTTGAGTGTAAAATGCCTAATTTTAGGTCTTCTCCGGCATCTGTTTCTGTTTGCATTGCTTCACATTCTTTTAAGGCGCGTTCGATTTCCGCGTCAGTTGTTGGGAATAGGTAGCCCTCGTCTACCAAGAATCTGCGTAATTTTCTATCAAAGTTGTCCATACTTACAATACGAGATAAGGAGACAAATACGCGGCTAACCCCGCTTTCCCGCCCATGCTTCTTACATAGGCGCACAGCGGGAAAGCGCCAGTTAGCCGACAATTCGAACGAACCACCCGAAATTATATCCATCTGGTTGGTATTCTACTTCGTCTCCAATATTTACTGAGGTGCCTGCCGGGGCTATTACATAGTAATCGGCCCATTTTGGATGTCCATAGATTAGCACCCGGTCGCCTTGGTCATCAATTCTTGTTATTACAAGCTTTGCCATTGTGTTGATTTATTTGTGAGCAAAAGTAGCGCATAACCCTGCTTGCCCGTACACCTTCGCCTAAACGGCGAGCGGCGTACAAGCCGCAGTTATGCGGAATTACCCATTGGGATAAGTAACCCCGTGGTAATAGTCAGACGGCGTTAATCCGTGTTCATCAACTACTTCAACATTAAAACCGCGTCGCTCATCTTCTTCGCGGGCTGTTTGGCAGTAATTGAATTTTAACCCGGTTGGGCAAAATGTTCCATAAACAATCACCTCTTTTATTTCTCCTGTGCATTCATCATGTTTTTTGCATTCGCCGTTGCATTCCATTTTTAAGCATTTAATCGTAAGTGTCATGCGGAATTTGTTAAATGGTGAATGGTTAAAAATTGACGCACCCGGCCCGTACTACGTTCGCTTTGCGCTGATGGTTGCGCGTCCTGAACGCTTCTGGAATCTGCGTTTATTCTCGCCTCGCAGGGATGCCGCTCGGTTGCCCCTGCCCGGATGCGTCAAGGTGTTTATCGAACGCGCCGAACGTGCTTGTGGCGGTAGTGTCGCATAGCTTCTTTCGCTACTTTGGCGAACTTTTGCAAGGAGCGAGACAGGTTCCAGAACGAGAACCCAATCGAATCTCTGATATGCGACTTTTGTTCGTCGGTAAGTGAATGAAATGACGCAGGCAACTCATCTGAAAGACCTGAAAGAGGCGGGAATTTGGCTTTTGCCGCAGATGTTTCTGGCTGAAAAACCGTTTCGTAGTATTCGCGTAGGTTGTCGATCATTTTGAAATAATTGTGAGGGTGTCAACTTTACCTTTCTTCACCAAATCCCAATCAGGAAAACGCTTTGCGTAATCCTTTCGGATGTAGGAAGGCTTGCACCAGCAGGTAAACGGAACCCCGTTTACCGTAGAAAATGTGGGAGGTGGGCTTTGGCCCGTGCGAGCGAGAGTTACCTTCCAATCGTGGTGCTTTTGCGAGTAGTAGAAATACTGCGTGTTTTTCGAGCAGGATGCAAGGGTAAACAGCAGTAGGATTGCGAGTGCTTTTGTCATGTCGTTGAAAATGTATGTGTGAGTTTTGGGACTTGCTCCCATGAATACATTGGGTAGGAGCGAGTCGAATTTATGTCGCCACCACTGATGTGATTTGCCAGCGCAAGTAGTGATTCATCGCGTGTCGCGCCAGAGGCAGAGCCAACTTCCCAGCAATTTAAATGACGACCACAAGGGACAAAAAAACCTCCCACGAGTCTTGCGGTAAACGGCTTGTCGGTGAAGACCTGCGCTCCCGCTGGAACATTGCAAAACACGTCGATTGAAAGCGAGCCTCCCCATGCGGTTTTGATCCAATCAAGAATCTCAACAGGCGCGTGTTCGGGCTGATCTGTGATAGATACCGGGTTGCTCATGGCTTGGAAGATGTTGGGTTCGGTAGTGGCTTTGCAGATGCGCTTTGATTGCTTGCAAGATACCACTCTCGAAATTCTTGAAAAACACCAGGATGATATCTTGTATTTCTAATCCTTTGCGCGGCAAGTTGAACAGTCAAATGTGACGTGCCCCATTTTTGAAATATTGGAGCCATTGCCCTGCTTACTGCCTCAAACGTGTCGGGGTCGTGCCGAATATAAGCCCAGCCCTGCTCCCATGCCGAAACCTCAAACACGTCCGTCGGAAGCGGTTGCAGTACAGACATGATCTCAGACACCTGCTCGCACAGGGCTTCGTAATTCAGGCAGGCCAGTTCTGTGGAGAACTCGGAGCCGTGATGAATATACCGTCAGATGTAAATTCGGCTGTACGGACTATCTCATCAAGTCTCTGATCGTAATTGTCGTCAGAGGTGTCTGACATCATCTCTACACGCCGATGAGCGGCTGATTCAATAATCCTGTCGCACTCATAAGGATCATACTTTGTTGTATCCCCATCCTCGCTTTTGAGGAGCCATACCCGTTCGCTGCATTTTGCAATGTCAATCGTTTCTGCAATTTGTACTTTCGTTAACATCTTTTATTTGCTTTACCCGCCCGCTTCATTGCGTTTGGTAGGACAAAGATACGCCCGTTTGTTGTATTTGCAATAGTTGGGGCAAAGTTTTTTGAAAATATTTTTCACAGGCGCAAAAAGGCCCGACCTCGAATCAACGAGACCGGGCAGGTATGAACATGACAAAAACGCCAAAGGATCAGCGGAATGCTCGAATGAGGTACCGAGAAAAAAGAATGCCCGATGCCCAGACGGTGAAGTGAACGAACATCGTAGGCCCGCCCCCACACTGCACCATGAACAAGGCCCGCGCCTGTTCCAGCCCCGAAAGAATCAGGGTTGCAAGAAACACCCACTCGAACTGGACAAGGTGCGGGCAAGCGTCGTCTTTGTGCGTCGCTTGCATGGCGTACACCATCAGCCCGGACGAATACATACACCCGGCGATGTTCAGGCACTGGAAAACTTCATTTGCTACCATCATCTTCCTTTTTGTCGTTCCCGCCACCGGTCAGATCGCGGTAAAATGAGATAGGGTTTTGCATTTTCTTCGTGAGGAAGTCGGTACACTCCTTTGCCGTGAGCGATGCCAGCGCGATGGCCAGCGTTTTCCAAGCGTAGCCAATCTCAAAATCCTTGATCGTAATACCCACCGCAAGCCCGAAGCAGATGGACGCAACGAGCGTCGTTGCCCGCGCTTGGAAGTTGTTGTTCGGCATGAACAGGACACGCGAAAGCCCCATCAGCACGGCTACGGCAGACGAATCTACCACTGCCATCCAGTCGTTTAGGAGTTTGCCCATGATGCAAAAGTAGTTCGAGTTGTGATGGTTGAAAGAAACCCGTCGCAACATCGAGACGGCTTTCCTATTCGTTGTCAGGTTGGTATTCGTCAGGCGGAAACCAACGGTACATTGTGGCCCGTGAAACGCCCAAAACGACCTGAATGTGCTGCATTATCAGCGTTCTCGGCTTCCTGTACTGGCTTACATTCAGGTCAAACAAATGGAGTGCCAGCAAGCGTCGCACCTCTCCATCGCTCAACAATTTCACCACACGGGGGCAGGTTGTTTCACAAACGTACTGCCGAAAAAGAGCGTTCATTTCTTCCCGTGTAGCCCTGCGCTGTTGCGCAGCGATGTTGTTAAGTTCTACCTGTTCGGCCATAGCAAGGGCAGGAATGTGCGCACGACCTCCACGCTGTCAGGGCAGGAAGGGCAGAGCCGGTGCGCGGTGATTTGGTAATCGTTCCACTGCTTGATGAGCCAAAGCCATTGCCCGGCTTCATAGGCTTCTTTCCATGCTTGCAGTTCGCTGGCGGGCGCAAGCCAGGTGCGTACATTCTTGGCCGTGACGTTCGCTACCATCATAGGTTCCTGACGTTTCGCAGTTCTTGACGCTCTGCACCGATGTCCAGCGTGTCCAGCGGGTCGTTGATTACCTGAATGTTGTCCACCCGGTTGTTGGCAGCAGCAGCCAGTTCAACTGCTCCACGCGCAAGGCTGAGTATCGCTTGCACCTCTTCGCGGCTGGCGAAGTTGCCCCCGATGGTGAAAGTTTGGGCTGTGCTGACGCTTGGGGCTTCCAGCGGGCGAATGTCCAGCGGCGAAGGTGCAATGCCACCGTCTGCGAAAGCCGTGCCGCCTACTGGCGAAGGCGTTGTGCCTGTGGCAAATTTCTTGCCCCCGGTCGAGGCGTTGATGCTGCTGGCGAAAGCCTTGCGCAGCGCACTGAACCTGTTGGGGCTGTCCGACATCCTCAGCAGCGCGTCCGCGTGTTTCACCGTCGCCTTTCGGTTGATGATGTACGTTTCCTTCCCATTGCGCAGTTGGTACTCTCCACCCTCGAACTCGACCAAGCGGCCATTGTACACCGCCTTCACGCCGCCTTTTGAGTGCCTGCGGCCCTGAATCATGCCGCTGCCTGTTGGAATGCTGCCACCTTCAACGGGTACGCTGTCACTGGCTTGACTGCCAAGTACGCCGCCGAACTCGAATTTCTGGCTGAGTACGGCAGCCGTGTTGAAGCCCGCCTTTACGATTGCCGCCGCCGCTTGCAGTGAGTAGATACCACCTGCCACTAAGAACCCGAAAGGCCCGGTTGCGGCCCCCGCTTGAATGGCAGCCAGCGAGATAGCGGACAGTTCGCGCCGCAAGTTGATCACTATCTCTGCCACTGCCAGCCCTTTGAGTATGCCCCCGTACTTTTTCCGGTTCTCAGCGTCTTGGCCCAACAGTTTCGCGGCCCCGCTGACGTATTCCCCAAGCAGGTTGAACGACGCATCGGTGACGGCGGCAAGTTGTTCGCGGGTAGCCAGCGCGTTGGCTACTTTCTGCTCGTTCGTGTCCGCGTCCAACTGCCGGGCCTGCTCTGCCAGTTCCGCCTCTGTTTGCAGGATACCCAGCGCAGTCTCTTGCACGATTGCGGATTGTTCGGTGCGGAAAGCCCGCTCAGCGTCCAACCGGGACTGATACTCGGCAGCCCGAAGGTCGTTCTCAGCAGCGAAGAAATCCGTCTCCGATATGTCGCCCGAATCTTTCAGGGCTTGCAGTTCGGCGAACCTTGCTGCCTCTGCTTCCCGAAGTTTCACCAACTCCGCATCGTACCCCAGTTGAAGCGTGTTGAGCCTGTCCTGCTGCTGCTGCTGGATGAGCGTCTTTTCTGCCACATAGCCCGTCTGCTCAATTTCCAGCATTCGCGCTTCCTGTTGGAGTGCCAGCGCAGCGGTTTTCTGTTGGTATTCTTCGCGGGTTACAAGTTGAGCGGCAAGGGCTTGGTCTAACTCAGCCTGAACGCGCCGATAGTCGGCACCGCTTGTCACCTTGTCAATCTCGGTCAGGCGGCGCACGACTTCAATCTGTTGCCCGGTGTTGGTTTCCTGCCGTTGGGCGGTCTGTTGTTCTGCGTCGGCACGGAATGCGGCGATGTCGGCAAGGGCTTTTTGCCGCGCCTTGTCGCGCTCCGCTTCGATGTCGGCGATGGTTCGGCGCAACTGCTCACCAAGCAAAGCCCGCTGTGTCTCGATCTGCTGAGGCGTTCCAACCAGCGCACTGATAGCCGTAGCCGTCTGGTTTTGGGCAAGTTCAATGCGGCCTTCGTAGGTCTTTTTGATGAGGTCTTGTTGGAGTTTGTTGATGTTCTCAGCAGCGGCCTTTTCGTCCTTCGCCCGCTGCTCTGCCAGTTCCTTCAGGCGGTCGGACTGTGCTTTGCGCCGAGCAAGTTCGGTCTTTGCGGCTTCGGTGTCCAACGCTTCCAGTTGTGCGTTGGTGAGTTTCCGTAGGTTGGTCACGGCTGCTGACTCTGCCTTGCGCTGTTCGGCTCGCTTGGCCGCTTCTTCTTGCTGCAAGTCTTCGCCCGCACTGGCTGCGATGTTCTCTGTTCCGGTGGTTCGCGGCTTGATTATGCCGTCAAATGCTTTCGATGCCGCGTCCGATGCGATTTCGAGTTGCTTTACCTCGGCGGTCAATCCTTCGATGATTTTTTGAGCGGCCAACTTGGTATCGGTGCCAGTGCCGCCCGCAAATTTCAGCACCTCGCCAAAGGTTGCGGCCTGTGACGTGCCAGCGTCTTGAATGGCACGAATGCGGATGGTCTTTTCGATAATCTGGCTTGCAAATTCTTCCTGCACCTGGGCTTTCTTCCTTGCTGCCACCGATTGCAGTATGCTTGCCGTCAGGGACTTTTGCAGGTCGTTCAATTCGGACACGCTCAATTTTTCCAAGTCCAGCCCCCTCAAGTATTCGGGATAGGCTTCTTGCAGGGCTTTGATCGCTGCCGTCCGCTCCGATGTGGTAGCCGCTGCGTTTTTCAGTACGGCAAAGTTCCGGTTCAGTGCTGCCGTCTCTTTGCCGACGGCCTCGGAGATTTCCTTTTGTGCCGCTGCGAATGCCTTTGCGCCTTGCGCCGCACCATCTGAAATGCGAACGAGTGCCTGATAAGCCTTCACCGCTGCGTACACTACGCCAATAATTGCCAGCAACGGGAAAGCCCGCATGACGCTGTTCATAATGCCCTGCGCAGCGGCCTGCCGTTGTGCGGCACTGGTGAGCAGCAGGTATGCCGCGCTTTGCCGTATCGCATTCACCGAAGCGGCGATGCTCTGCGTGTTGAAGGCAAGAATGGCAAGAGTAAGGGCAACCAACTCGGTTTTATTCTCAGCGACCACCTTTGGAAGCCCAGCCAGTACGTTCACGAACGAAGTGATGCCCGAAATGCCAGACGAAAGGAAGTCTTGGAAATCCGTGTTCACCGTGAGGTTGATGAGCGCGTTTTTCAGTTTGTCGATTTCGGCCCCGAACGTGGCGTTTTTCTTGTTGAACTCTTCCTGAATAGAGGCGGTGCTTTGCAGGGCTTCACCCGCCTGACCCACGCGCTTGGTGTAGAGGTCGTATGATTGGCCCAACTTGTTGAATACCTCTAACTCACCTTGCCCGTTGATCTTCAATTCGTCCAGCGTCTGAATGAGTGCAATGTTGCTGTCACTTCTTTCTACTGTCGCTTTGGAAACTAAGGCCAACGCTCCAACGATATCCTTTTCCACCAACTGCCGGAACTCAGCCGCCCCAACACCTGCTATCTGAGCGAACTTGTCAGGGGCTTTACCTATCTCGGTCAGGATGCGGACAACGCCACTACCACCCCGTTCAGCGGTCACGTTTAATTCGTTTAGCAAGGTCGAAAGGCCAAAGATGCTCTTTGCGCTTGCACCCAGCGGCACAGCCACGCCGCCTATCCGATTGGCGAAGTCCGCAATGACCGGCGATGTGGCGTTGCCGTCTGCGCTCAGCACGTTCAGGGCGTTCGATATTTTCAGGATGTCCGTGCCAACGTCGTCGCCCTGCAATTCTTTGAACACGTTGCGAAGCCCACCTGTGACGCGGGTGACTTCCTCCACGTTGTTGTTGAACTCGTCGCCAAGTGCCACGTTCGTCTTGTCCACCCCATCGGTGAAAGAAAGCAACTGCGCTTCGGCTACGCCCAGCTGTCCACCTATCTCCCCTATTTTCAGTTGGTCAACCAGCGAGGTTCGCGTGTTGCGCTGCTTCAATTGTTCCTGGAACCTGCGCACCGACTCGATGGAGATATTGGCGGTCTTTGCCACGTTCGCCACTTCGTCGGATGCTTTGGAGTTGGCTTGGATAAATTCGTTTAGCCCGGCTGTGATGCCGAACGCTGTGCCGATCCGGGTAGCGATACTGGAAAATCCGTCGAACGCGCTGGCGTAGTTGCCCACGTTGCGGGTGTAGATGCCCAGACTTGCATCCACCTGCTTCAACTTAGCGTCCAGTTCAACGACCTTGTTTATCAGGTCTTTGCCCTTCGCTCCTTCGCGCTCCGTCGCACTCAACTGTCGAAACTGTTCCCGAAGCCGCTGTAACTGCAATTCCAGGTCTCGATAGGAGCCAAAGGCCACCTTCGTACGCTCAAACTCCCGTTGCGCTACCCGAACCTCTGCGTTCAACGCGGCCTGCTCCACGCGGGTCTTTGCCACGCGGGAAATTATTTCCTTGTACGCATCGCTGCCCTTCTCAATCCCCTCCAATTCTTGCCGAAGGGACTGAGCCGCCGTCTTGGTTTTGTTTATCTCCTCTGCGAGTTTCGTTTGCCGCGTTGCCAGCCCCGCTGCACTGGGTTGGGGCACACCTTCGGGCACACCCGGAACGCCCCCGCTCTGCGTTGCGGCAAGCCTACGGCTCACGCCTTCCAGTTCGGCGGACATCGCTTTCAGCCGCTTGGTGAGCGTTTCCAGCGCACGGGACTTTTCGTTTATGGATGCCAACGCTTCGCCGCTCTGGGCAAGCGAAGCGTTCACGGCTTCGAGCCGTGCCAAAACCTCTTTTTCGCCCGCAAGTGCGAGCCGCATGGAAATTATACGCTCTGCCATTTTATTCGGTAACTGCTTGAATGTCTGGGGTTATAGGATCAACATCCGGGTCGTCGTGAGATACGTCGTCCATATCTGCCTGTTTTGGGGAAACGTACTTGATAAACTTGCCTTGGCAGTCGCTGGCAACCAACGCCCGAAAGTTGCTCAGTTCCAGCAGAATCCAGATACTGTCGTTAGAGTCGTATCTCAGCCTCCACATCCGGCGAAAATCTACCGCCGTGAACTTCGGCAGCGAAATGGCTATCCGCCCCGAAAGCACCTGCCCCTCTTTCACGACCGAGATGTAGTTTGGGTAGAACGTGCTGACAAGCCCACGAATCACCCTTCCTGCGTCTTTGCTAAGCAGGTCGGCGTATGCTGACGCGCTATCGTAGTCCGATAGCGCGTCAGTGCCACCTACGTCGTTCCATTTCTGCTGCGTTATCCAAGGAGCACGGACACCCTCCGAAAAGTAGGTCGTGTCGCTGTCGTCGTAGTAGAACTCGAAAGACAGGGCTTTCGGGAAAATGATACCACACTTTGGCTCGCCTTCGTAGGTCGGTGGTGATTCTGTTTTTTCATCGCCCCCCGGAGGTGTCCAAGTGTATCCCGGCAACTTGTCGCCGCGCTTGAATCCAGACGGTAGTATAGTTGGGAGATATGCAGATTCTCGCAACCGGATAGATTCTGGCTTGGACTGATAAAGTCCAGTAAAATATGGGTTCGCAGACACTTCACCATACCTCCCCCTATCGTGCAGTGTGATGTCTGCGAAATAGGGGGCGATTTTCGCGCCCGAAACAACCATCTCCTTCAGCAACTCTTTTTCCATAGGGTCATTTCCCGTTTTGTACCCGATCTTCATCGCATTGCCAAATGGTGTGGCATACTCAACCGAAACCTCCTCAGCGTCAATCTGTACGGTTTCCATCGGGTAGTCCCTTCGGTAGAAACCTTTGCGCGTGACAGGTTCGCCCGCTTCGATGAGCGTGTAGTCAAAGCGCGGCTCACAAAAAACCCTTTTGGTAGTTTCATCAACACGCCACACGAGGTCGAACATATGTGATATGCCGCGAAGCAAGTCTTTTGCGGGGGACGGTGGCAGACAAGACGCGATACCAACGAACGATCCAATAAAAGGCTCTCCAAGCATCGTAACCGTCAGCGATACGGAGCGAACGTGGATCTCGAAGCCGCCCCCGGATATTGTTGTCAGAAGAAAAATGTGTATTTGGTCGTCTGCTTTAAGTTCAAGCGAGTATTCAACAGAAACCCCATTTGAGCCAGCATCCGAAACCCCGACAAAAGAAGATTTGTCATACACAACAGAGGGCGTGGAGGGCCGAAGAACCTTCAAGTTTAGGTTGTCTATTTCGTCCTCAGAATTTACGGTGATTTTTATCTTGTAAATCCCGTTGTACAGAATCTTCGTATAGTTTACGAATGCCGGATTTATGAAACCTTCAAATCCGGGCGGCCCGGTAAGTAGCGGCGGTTCGTTGTTGGAATTGTACATGGTCAGAGGGTCAAAAGTAGGTTCGTAAACCATGTAAATTCCACTAACTAACCCGTTGGTATGCGCGATTTGCGCACCATAATTTGCTTTCATTTTGGCCGATTTCCAATAATCCCCGGCGATTGCCCAAGCCTTACCTACCCCGAACACGAAAGCGTGTCTTTGGAAAAACTGTGTTTCAAAAAAATCTGAGTGAAGGGTGTAGTCCGCTTGGTTGAATATAGCTTTGACAACTGGCGCAAAACGGACGGACGGCCTAAAATCTTTTATCGAAAACGTGCCGTTGCCCCGCTCTGTGCCATACACAACTGGGCACCAGTACGCATTGTAGGCGACAAGCGTTTCGTCGGCCCAATTTGCGAGAATGTTCGCAAAACTCCATTGTGTGCTTCCGATTACCATATCGGTAAGCACAACGCTTTCCAGTTTCTCCCAAAGCGAAAGTCCGTCCCCAAGAAGTTCCAGCGTGTAATATGGGGTTGAGTTGCTAACCTTTTTTGCTGTTTTCAAGATGCCCGATCCGGCAAACAACTGGATGCCATTCACGATGCACTGCACTGCTACGCGGGTAGAGCCGCGCCCCAACGCGCTGTTAGCAATTAGGCTGAGCAGGTGCTTTTGATTTGTCGTGGTAGGCGGCAAGGTGAGCGAGCGCAGCGCGTTGTCCACTTCGGAACCGTCAGCCCCCACGATTTCCAAAAACTTGTCCGTCCGCCGCCGAAGCGACAGGGGTATGGACTTGGCTTCGGCGTAGTCCACGCGGTTGCCATTGATGTAGATTTCTATGTTCCTCATGTCCGCTGGCTATAAAGTTGTGTTGAGTAGAACACGCTGAATACAAAGCGTCGCTCGCTGATGAAGTATTCCCCGTCACGAACGACAACCGGGTATCGCAGCCCGTTGACCGAAGGCGACGCGCCCGCTTGCCGCTCCTCGATGAAAACCATAGGCGAAAGGGCCAACTCTCGCAGCCAGAGCGCGGTATCATCGAACACTCCCCGAACTTCCACCTCAAAGCCTTTATCGGCCCGAACCTGCCCCCTGTTGCGTTGGTGGGCCTTCACCGAAGATTCGGTAAAGTCGTCCGCTACGGCAGCCTCATACGGGTCTCCGAAGGTTTTGAGCGTGTTGCTTTTCTGGCTGAGGATAGGCAGGTAATCCCACACGCCAAACCGGTTGAGGAAATGTAGGCGGTACTCCACACAGGCGGGCGAACGGTCAACGTAGTACCGTCGGCGGTGGGTCATGGACGTAGAGCCGTCTGTGTTCACGCTGGCGTACACTTCATAGTATCCGACCGATGGTATAAGTCCGCCGCCAAGCCCGCTCTGCACTATCACGGTGAAAGAGGTGTTGGCTACGTTCTTGCCGCCTACGCCCTTGCGTACAATCTTGTTGCTCGTAGTCAGTTGGCTGACCCGGCATAGGCTCAACTGCGAGCCGTCGGCGGCGAAAAACTCAAAAATCCAGTTCCATGCGTATCCAGCAGGGTTGAAGCAGTATAGGAACTCGGACGCGCCAAGTTCTGTCCAGCCAACCAGCGGCTTCGAGGTGAGGAACTTGCGGTCGGTTGCGCTGACGTATGCCGCCAGCGATGGGCTTTCGTTTTCGTACCGCACGGCGTTGATAGCCATGTACGACAAAGAGACTTCCGTGTTCCCGTCGTCCCTGATGAGCAGCCCGTCAGCGTTGGGCAGCCAAGCGGTGAAGTCGCAAGTAATGATTGCGGTTTCGCTGGCAAATAGGTTGACCCCGTTGATACCGAAGGTTTCCGGCAACATGGATGCGGGGTTGAAAAGACCCTGCACCACCTCTTTGATGTCCAGTTTGAAACGGCACACGTTGAAGGTGCTGCCCGCGTCTATCTCTACTGCTTCGTAGTAGAGCGTCTCAATCGCTACGCCGTTGTTTCGCACGATAACCTCCAGCGCAGCCGGTGGCCTTTCGGCCTCGACCGACGTGGAAAGCACGAACACCTGCGAAGCGTAGGCGGCGTACAGTTCGCCCGCTTCGGGCTGGATGTCAAGTGCGATAGCCATTTTAGAGGATTTTTACAGTTATGTAGCGGTATTCTTTCCCGATGCTCATCAGCATCGAATCAAATGCGTTTTCGATGTAGTCTTGGGCCAACGGCTCTACTTGGTCTTGCCATTCTACCCGGTACTTGGCGTACACCCAATCTATCCAGCCAGTGCGCCGCCCGTTGTTCGAGAAGCGGTAAGCCCCCGGCAACGGTATGCCGTACTTCCACATCTTCTTTACGATTCTGGTTGCCACCTTTTCGATTGATTTGTCCAGCCCACCCGCTATCTTCCTGAACTTTACCCATGCCGCTATCTGCTTGATGAACGCCAGCGTTCTCGGCACCTCCGAAGGTTTCAGACCTGTGTTCACTTGCGTTCCGTATTCGAGGTGAGATAGTTGCAACTGAACGGCCCGCAGTTCTTCGCTCACCTTCACCACGACCGAACGAACGAGCGCACCGGTTGCTTTGTGGCCTTGCTGCTCCAACTCCGTGACGAAGCGCACCGACATTGCCATGCCTACGTCGTCGTAGTTGTCAAGGAAGATTTGCCGGGCTTCGCGTAGTGTCATCTTTGTAGAAATTGTCAGGGCAAAGTGATGGGTCTGACAGGTAGTGCCATGCGCTAAACCTTATGGTAATTCGGCCAGCCTTCAATGCTGTCCTGATTTCTTTTTCCAGCCAATCTAGACTTTTGCCTCGGTGCAAATCAACCTCGGCAATTTTGCTTTGAATTTCCTGCTCAATACTCATTTGTTCAGTTTCTAAAGTTCAATGAAATGCCCGCTTGTTTCAAAAACATAGTTTTGAAGTTCGTGGACGTATTCAATTTCAGGACAGAAAGCCCATACACCCTGAAAGGACAGTTTCTTTTTGCCAATTTCGTAAGCGTATCGCCAACTATTTATATCAGAAGCCATAAAATGCCGTCTAACAAGTAACACAAAGTAGTTTTTACGTTTCTCGACAAACCCCATTTTTACTAACCATTCTGCCGAGATGCTGATAGGCTCGATTTTATCCATTCTACACCCGACCGGCCCAATGCCAACCTCATAGTCAAAATAAACATCAATTTCGTTTTTGTTAAAGGCGATGGGATTCCCCGCTCCAATCATAGATGTGACCGCACGGCCCTTGCCTTTTGCAAAAACAAAAGACCCGATTCTCAATTGCCTGTACAAGTCGGGCTTCCCTTTCAAATAAATATTGCTCATTTGTCCAACTGATATTTTTCCGACGGGGCAGACAGGTTGCCGCCTTCGTCGTAAGTGTAAGAAAATGCCACCGGGTCGGGGCAGTAGTTTGTTTCCACCACGATGTTGGCGTACAGCACAGCGCAGTTGTCTACTCCCTGATAGAACACATCCGCCTCGACCGCATCCAGTTGTGGCAAAATCTGCAACAACTCACCAACGGATTCCCATTGCGCGGCTTCGCCGTGCGCTTTCAGCCAAGCCACATCGTGCCAACCATCCTGATAAGGTCCGCTCGAAAATTCGAGTTTCTGCCAGTTGGAAAACGAGTACAGCAGCCGCAACATGATTTGCCGCAAGTCCCTGCCGACTTCCTCAATGGCCCGCGCCGATGAATAAGCGTCTGCGTACTGGTTCTCCCTGAACGGCAGTTGGTCAACGACGAACAGGTTGAGCCTGTGCTTTTGCTGCTTGAAGCCCGGCCCCGAAGGACGCACAAAGGTCATAGTGTCCTCAGCAACCCCGACAAAAGGGTATTCGATTTTCAGCCCGGCGCGAAACTCGTTGGCCTCGTACCCCCTGACAAAGAAGTATGGTGGCTTGGCGTGTTCTACGGCCTTGTTCACGTTGTCCGCGTTCAGGTCGTAGATAGAGCGCAGCACCGCGAACGAGTTGGGCCGCTTGGCGGCATACTCAGCCGACGTGCCGGTTGGATAGGTTGCGGGCCAAGCCTTCACCATGTTGTACAAAATGCGGTAGAACTCGCTGATGTCGTTCATTACTTGCTGCCATTTTCGGCCATGAGGTGGCGTTGTTTGCCCACCCAAATCATGGCTTCGTAAAAGTTGCTGCGCAGTGCGCCCTCCATTTTTGACATTCCAGAACTGCCAAACCTGTTGCCCTCTGCAATGGTATCCAGCACGATGTACCAACCCCACACGCCCCATTTGGCGTGACTCTCACGCGCTTGCTTCGCTTGCTCTACTGTGTTGACGTAGGAGGCAAAGGCATATTGGATATACGGGTGAGAGCCGATGCTAATTTTGAACTGGTCAAAAAAAAACCCATGTCAAGACAAACGGACATAGGTAGGTCTTTGAACTCGTTGATGCGCCTTTCGAGGTGCTTCATTCGTGCGTTGTACTCCAAAGGCGGCTCTTCCAAGTCGCCACTTTTCAACACCTTACGAGAAAGGATAGCGCACAGGGCTACGTCAACGTGGTACACCCTGTCCTCGATTGCGAATTGCCCGCCCTTGTCCTTCGCCGAATAGACGTGTTCGATTTGCAGCGCGTCTACCGATTGCGCGGTGTTCAATTCTTGCCCGTACCATTCCCTACCTACCATGTCCGTGACCTTCGTGGGCCAAACGTAGGTAATGCCGTTCCACTCGAACGATTCGCGGTGCTGTGGCGTGTAGCCAGAGATTACCGCGTTCAGGCCGGTGTATAGCGACATCAGCGAATCGGAGTTTTCGCCCGTCGCTGGCAGCATCCTGAGCAGCGGGGCAGATTTTTCATCCACCACGCAAGCCATCAGTTCGGCTACGTTCAACAGAAAGCCGCTCCACTGCTCAGCCTCCCAAGCTTCAATCAGCGCGTTACGGTCAGCCGGTGCAGCATCGCGCACGGCACGGATGAAGTCGGGCGACTTGGACAAAGCCAGTTGGTAATCCATCCATTGCCGCATCGTAATTTCGTCAGCAGTGGTCGGGAAGTAGATTACTTCCTCCCTGCTGGCGAACACCTCCTTACCGCCTTCGTATCTGGCTATGCCAAGCGTAAGGTTAAGCAGTTTCATCGGCAGCCATTTCCGTTTTGCCGATCTTCTGCCGAACCAGGTTGAGCAGGAAGGTGGCCTTTTGAACCGTCGGCTTGCTCGCTTTGATGTTGCGGCCAAGTTTCTCAATCATCCCCTCGATAGCCGATTCGCCATACACGGTCACAATCTGTTCAGCGGACATCTGCGCTATTTTTGCGTAGATGCTTTCCACCTGCGCTTCGACGACTACCGCGTCTTGCTGCACTTCGCTGTCGGGCTGCTCATCTTCCGGCGCGTCTTGGTCAGTCGCCACAACTGCTGCACCGCTTTCGCTCATAGTCGTGGCTGAGGTGGGGTTTGCGAACACCTGGGCAGGGGGCGTTGTGTTGAAGCGGCTACCACCTTCGGTTTTGATGCCGCCGCCAAACTTAGCCGACCTGCCAGCGGGGGCGTTGGAGATTCGCCCGCGAAGGGTTAGGGCTGCCTGTGGGTCAAATTGCGCGACCAAGCGTTGAAGGCTTAGAAGGCTTTCCGAACGCTTCGGGCCGGACGGCAAGCCCTCGATGATGTCGAAAAGTTCTGTTGACTTTTCGAGGATAACAGATTCCATGCGTGTCAGTTGTTGGCGGCTGCGCGTTCTGCTTCTTGCAGCCGCTGAGCCTGTGAAATGAATGATTTGTCTGGCTGCATTTGCGTACCCGGCTCCACGCCGAGATACTTGCCACTGATGTCGAACAGGGACGGGTATTGCCCCTGCATGGCTGCAAGGTAGCCCGGTATGATGCTAAGGTATTCGTGAACGCCCGCAAGACCTTTCAGGGCGTAGTATTCGACCAGTTTGTCGTAATGGTTCACGTCACGGAGAGCGACGGACGGCAGCGCGTATGTGCTGCCAATCACAACGGGTTGAATAAGCCCACCCCTTTTCAGGGTATGGTGGCCGTTGGCAATCAGTGCGGCACCGCTCACTTGATTGTGCGTTTTGCACTCCTCGCACATCGGCGGCAACTGTTTGGCAATTGTTCGCATTTGCTGCTGGAGTTGGTCAGTAAGCGTGTAGCGGGGGAACTTGGACGTGTCTTGATTTGCCATAGGTGCGTTTTGTTGCACAAATGTAGGCAAACCAGCAAAAAGGGAACCAAAAAAGCCATGGTCAACCCGAACAAACGAGTTGACCATTC